AGCAGACCAACGCCAATGACGATCAGCCCGATTGGGTTAAGAGCCATAGCGATGTTGATGGCGACAATTGACGCTGCAATCGCTGCTAAAGCGCCAGCGATAATCATGAATGTTTGTGGGTTGTCTTGTGCCCAACTAGCAAACTTTTGAAGGTATGGCAAGACGGCTTCAATGGCTGGCAAAAGTGCTGCACCAATAGATTCTTTTGTTTCGTCAAAACCAATTTTGAGTCGAGCAAATTTGCCTGCCGTGGTTTCGGCTGCTTCTGCAGCTGCGCCTCCAGTCGTCTGGGCAAGTGCATACATGACGTCTTCAAAGGATGCGCCATCTTCAATCATTTGCCTGTATTCAGGCGCAAGTTTTTGAAGTGCTGTGAGGTTGCCTCCATAGGCTTTTTCTAACGCCCCTACAACGGTCTCCAATGGTTTGCCGGTGGCTGTGGCTATGTCCATGGCCTGTTCAGCCAATTTTTGAGCCTCGGTGACGTCACCTGTTGCCTTGGCAAGCCTGCCGAACGCTGGCCTCAATTTGTCATCTGAAAAACCTAGCAACTTTCCTTGCTCAGTAATCCAATCTTCGACACTGGCAATCTGGTCGTCGTTTGCGCCAGTGGTTTTTTGAAGGCTGTTAGCGAGCAAGTCTTGCGCTGCTGCATCGTCAATAGCGCCCTTTACAGCATCACCTAGGACAACAGCCAAACCAGCCAATGCTGCAGCTGCAGGGACGGCTGCTTTCTTGATAGCAAACTGGGCTTTCTTGCCAGCGCCTTCAAGGTTTTTGAATTCGTTGATTGCCTTGGAGACACCTCCACCGTCGAAGGTTGAGATGATGGGGATTGCTAAAGCCATTAGTTCAGTTCCTTTTGGACTTGCTGAATGGCATCCATTGAGAGGCGTTGTAAAGCCTTTTCAATCTCGCCACGCTTCCTAAATACAGAAGGCCCAAGAACTCTTGTCTGGTTGGGTTTGAGTGGCCCTAGAGAGTCTCCCAGTGTGTTGGGGTTGCTACGCCCTGCAGCCTCGAAGACGGCAGCGCCGACGTAGGTCTGTGTGATGTAGATCAGGCTGACTGCTTCCCTGGCAGCGTCCACTTTTAACTTGACCCCTGACTGTGCCTTAGCCACGGAGAACGGAAAGATTTTGCGTCCTGATTTGTCTGTCCAGTTTCGAGCCATACCCGACAGGGGAATCTTTGCGTAGCCCTGCTGAACTTCACGAATCGCTGGCTGGGCGATTTCGTTGGCGTTCTTAGTGAACTCTTTACGAAGACCAGGCTCGACCTTGTTCAGCGAACGGATGGCTTCTTTCAGACCTGTCATTTCTATGGAGGCTGATGCTGTCATTTCCGTTTCGCTGCTTTCTGTTGGTTATTCAAAATCTCAATGACCGTGTTTAGGTCATCCGTCTCGAATGGTATTTGTGGGGGGTAATACCCGGTGGCAACAAGTACTTCTGCTAAGGCTCTTCTGTAACTGTTGCTTCCGTGGCTTTTGGGTCTTCTTGACCAACTACCTCCACGGCGTTCACGGATTTGATGTATTCGTCAAATGTTATGGGCACTGGAACGTTGTGTTGTTTGCAACATTCGTATGCCATAAACGCAAGGTCTTCAATGCCGATGCCATTGGCCAGTGAAGATGCCTTTTGTTTGAACTTGCGTTCCCAAGCGACCACCACAAACAAATTGGTTTCTAGTTCGTATGGTTCGCCTTCGTTGGGCGTGATGCGTAGTTGGATTTTCATTGTTTCCCTCTTTCCTTAGATCAGGTGATGTCTCGAACCCATGTGCCACCAGTGAAGGTAGCCGTCACGGTTGCAAGTTCGCCAACTGTTGAGTTGATCGGTGTGAATGATTCAAGCATTGCGTTTGTAATGGTGTACTCAGGGTTAGACGCTGACTCAGTCGTTCCAGATGGGCTGATGATGAGTGTTGTGCTGCCTTTGCCAACCATGTCTGCAAGTGCTGTTTCAACTTCTGCTGTTGCGCCTGAGCCACCGTAGGCAAGAAAGAAGTCGATTGAAACTTCAACGCTCTGAAGGCCACCAACGAAGCGATGACCAGTGTCACCGAATGCTGTTGATTCAAGCGAGTCCTGACCAATGGTCAATGTCACTTGGTTAGCGTTGTCGCCAATCTTGGTGTAAGTAGTAGCACCCTGTGTGATGTTCACAGTTGCGTTGCTGAGGAATGTTGTTGATGCCATTTCTGACCTTTCTAGTTTCGTCTAACTGCGATAGCCACAGTCAAATCGTATGTTGGTATGTCTTGCCCACCGTAAGAAGCGTTACCCGGTCGGGCGTCAACTACGGCAATGGAAGAGTTCATAATTGTGTCAACCGTTGTCATCAGGTAGTCACCTGAATCTTGGTTGCCAGGAGGAGCTGCAAGTATGCGCACTGGGATGCGAAAGTCGCCCACGTTGTAAGTCCATGACGTCATCACTGGTAATTCGATGAAGACAGACATGGGTCGTGCGTTGCGTGGGTCTGTGACTGGTTTCAAACCCAACGCTGTGAGCGCCGTTTTGATTGCGTTCACTGCGTCAACGAGAATTCCAGATGCAGCCATTACGCCACCTGTGGACGGCCACAACCAATGAGAGACATGATCCGTCCCATGGTTGAGGGGATGGGTATTGAAGACATTGCGTCGAATGAGGCAAACGAATCTGCAGAGCCACGCTCACGATAGAGAGTTGCTGCATATAAAATTGCACCGAGTTTCACATCTGCACCGGGCACTGTTGTCATCGAGTCTGTGTAACCAGCCTCACGACGTTTTCTGAAGCACCAGTTGTTGGTGGCATTGACGCAGACCGTTATGAAGGCCGTGTCGTTAGCAGTAGCCACGTCAATACCTAACCAACTTGTGACATCGGAAGCCTGTATCCACGATACAGACGGTGTGAAGGTCACAGTTCCTGTAGCAACAGAACGCTCTAAATCGTTGCCAGCGTCTCGGAAAAGAAACTGAAACAGTCGAATGACTTCATTGTCAAATTCAAAGTCGCCTTCGTCTGACTGTCCGATGTATTCGTTGTCTTGCGTTGAGAGAACGGTGTGTGTGCCATTCAGATCATGGCCAGCGCCAGCGATAGTGACAACATCGCCGACTTGGATGCCAGTCTCTACAAAGGTTTGAAGAACCACAACACCGTCTAGGCGTGTGTGAAACGCTAGATCGTAAGTGGCCATGGTTCTTCAGTTCCTTCTAGTTCGTTGCTTTATGCGAAAGTGAACTTGACGAATTTGCTGGAGTCAATCATTAGGGCTGCAAAGTACCCCCTGAACGCCAGTGTGCGTGAGAGCGTCGATGGTGAGTCGATACTGATTGCACCCTTTTGCTGTTCAAACAGTTCGTAACCAGAAGCATCGCCCACGATGCAAGTAGCACTAGCAAAGTTACGGTCAACGACGACCTGCAAGCCAAATGCGTTTCCGTTTGCTTGTCCCGGTGTGAGATTACCAAATGCGTTCATTGGCCCAACCTGTGGGAACAACGGACGCTTCGACGAATCGCTCAATGCGAGAAGATCCTGCCAAATTCCTGGTGCGACGAACAAGTGGGTTGGCAAGTTGCCGTTGGAACCCGACAAAATTGTTGCTGCTGCTTCTGCAATTTCGGCAGCCCACACTTCAGGCTTTCCAGTGTCTGCTGCTGCAAATGCTTGTGTAACGGTTGCACCTGCGACCAATTGGTCTGCTGCATAGTTGTCGGTTGCGTTGGCGTAGATACGGCCCATGTCGTCAAGAACGACTGACAAGATTGCAGGATCACTCCAATCAATATCGGCTTCGCTGATATTCACATATCCACCAAAAATTTGCTTGGTGACCTGGTTGTTAAAAACAACGAGAGTGCCTTGCGATGGTGACTGTTCAGAGATTGAAGCACCGATTGTGGTGTGCGTGGTTACTTCTGGACGGATGAACACTTTGCCAGCCTGTGGCATTGACTTGACACCAATTGCATCGACCACTGGACGACGACCGATGAAGTTGTTATAGACAGGCCCAAGGACTTGCGTTGGCAATAGACCAGGTGTGTCGTTTGTGACGATGTCGGGTGCAGCTGCACGAAGTGCTTCTGACATTGCTCGCCACTGGTCGCCACCTGCGATTGCTGCTGCGATGTATTGAACTGCTGTTGGAATTTCCACAACACGACGAGCCTGTGCGAAAATTGGAGTTGTTGGAATAACGTCGGGCTTGGAGGCTTCGACTGGGTTTTCTTGTGACATGGTTTCCTCCTCGGAAGTGTCGTTGTTGGGGGTTTCGGTTGCTTCTTCTTCGACTTCTTGGTCAGGTTCTGAAGCAGCGATTTCTGTGATGATGGCATCCTTGAATGCCGGACTGGCGACAAGCGAAATCTCGGCGAGGGTCGCCTGACTTACAATCATCGTTCCGTCTTTTGACATAGTGAACTTTTCAGGAATAGCGCCAACGCTTACGGAGTCGTAAGCGCCAGCCTTGACAAGTTCAATAGCGTCGTCTGATGCTCTGGTCTTAGCAAACTTTGCAGTGAACAAAAGTCCTTCTTCGGAATCTGCAAGTTCAGTCACGACGCCACGCAACTGCGAAGAATCGTGATTTTCCAAAAGTTTCGGGTTCTTTGCTTCAAGGTCAAAAGCGCCACGAAGGAAAGAAACCTTTGTGCCGTCTGAAACTG